ATCGCCGGAGGAGCCGGATCACTTGTAATAAAATGTACTAATGATGCAGGAAGTTCCACAGTGGTGGTTAAAACTTCCGGAACTTCTTATTCTGTTCCAGCCGGCACCGTCACAGTGGAAGCGTGGGCAATAGGCGCTGGCGGCGGAGGCGCTGGAGCCATAGACTACGGGGGTTGGGCTGGCTGCGGCGGCGGAGGCGGTGCAGGAGGTGTTGCATATAGATACTGGGGCCAAGATCCAAATGCCTCCTCCGGCGACGGAAGCGGAACACAAGACGCGCAAATTAATACCCCATGGAAATATCCATGGCAAAAATCCGTTCCTTCTACTAATCGCGCAACAGGGTCTTTTGCCGGAGCCGTAAGTGGCGCCCTTTCTGTGCCCGCTCCCTATATCTCCTTAAGCCCGATGACCATTCCAACAACTTGGACTTTTTCAGGTTGGGCGAGGATGAATGAGAAAGCACTGTATCCAAGGGTGTTTGAATTCAACGCCGGCATCGATACTTCGATGATCTCCTTTATGGCGAGATCTGATGCAGCCTGGGATGCCGCCGGCGGAACAAAAGCATCTTTTGTCTATAATCAAAATGGCGGCACTAATGATGATCGTATCACATGTGCCGATTTCTTCACCGTAGGGGAGTGGTTTCATTGGGCTTGGACTTGTGATGGAAGCACGATAAAAGCATATAAGGACGGTGCTCTAACAGGTTCTACAGCACTAACTCTCAGTCAAGTGGGGAGAACACTTCCGAACTGCTCGCTTGGATATTCTTTGTGGCAGCCAGCAACCGTGGGAACCTTCAACCAAAGCGATTTCTGCATTCACAATGTTGCCCTAGACGTAGTTTCTATTGAAAATATGTATTCAGGATCTGTTTCTCCAACTGCCGTAAGCTCTTCAAACATCATCCAGTATTTTTCACTTGATCCCTACGAATATGGGAATCTTGGAAGAGGGCAAAGTTTCACCCCCTACATCACAAGCAGTTGCAACACGGCGATTTCTGCAAGCGTGACTGGCAATGTGTTTTTGACCAGTTCGGCTGGGTCCTCCTTTATGCACATTGCCCCTTCTTCAAGCGCAGGAGGATATTTAGGAAATTGCTCATTGAGGTTTGATGGAATTGATGATTATGCTGCTTTGTCGCCAATGACTTTCGGCACAGAGTGGTCCATCTCCTGCTGGGCTCGTTTTGACAGTGACAACAACGATTTTAATGATCGGATTTGGGAGTTCGGTGGTCCCGGCGGCTGGGACATCCTTGCCCTATTCAGAGCCACCTTGCCAAACACCGAAGTAGCGCTTGGTTATGAATCCAGCGGCTGGCAAGGAGGAGAAACTTCTACGGGCATCGGCAATATTGTCCCCGGCGAATGGTTTCATGTTGTGGGCACCTATGAAACCATCGGGATATCCCCATTCGCAGTAGGAGAATTAAACGTTTATTGGAATGGCACTTTGGCACGAACAGACGGAGGATTAATAAATGTTTTTCCTGTCGGAGAAAGATCGGTCAATTATCTGGCAACAGATCTGTCCAACCATAGCGAAGCCTCCGTTTCTGATCTCTGCATTCACAATGCTGTTTTAGATGCTGTTTCGATTGAAAATCTATATTCAGGATCTGTTTCCCCAACTGCCGTAAGTTCTTCAAACATTGTTGCATATTACCCGCTTGATGAGGGATCCGGAAAATATCTCCGGCAAGCTTATCCAAGCGCCATTTCCTCCAGCCTCACAGGAAATATCATCAATACCGACTGCGCAGGATGGACTTATAATACGCCTTTCTCAGGCGCCGCAGCAGACGCAAATCAGTTTTATGGCTATAGCTTTGATGGGACGAGTAATTATGTGACGTTGTCAGAAATATCTTCAAGCACAAAATGGTCGATCACAGGCTGGGCAAAAACATCTTTATCTGACACAAATGAATCTGCACGGGTTTTTGAATTTAATAATCCGGGAGGCACAAGCACTATTGCTCTGCTCCAATACGGCATCGGCGCCCCTGCAGGCTACGAGACCGAAGCCATTCTTTATTACGATGATAGCACGGGCGCCAATTACGAGCATATATCGTTTAATAATTTTTGGGAAGCGGATAAGTGGGTTCACTTTGCAATTACGACGGATGGCACAAACCTTAACTTATATAAAAATACGACTTTGGTAAGTGGTGGCGTTATGAACTATTCCCACACCGCCCAAGCACGCAACCTTAATCACATTGGGGCTGACTACTCTGAGTCCAATCTTTGGAATGGCGGAGTGGCAGAATTAGCTGTTTGGGACTTTGATTTAACAGATATGCAAGTGAAAGCACTTTATAACGATGGAAAATATACTTTCTCAAACATGGAATTGGAATATAAACAAACTTATTTGAGCGGATCAACCTTTGTAACAGGAAATGTCCCACAGTAAATTGGGATTATTAGGATTTTAAAATTCTTGTACACTAATTATAACAAAGTATTATTTTACTATACCAAGGAGTAATAAATATGTCTTCGATGTTAGAACAAGCCTTTATCGATGCAGAAGCGTTGAAAGAAGCCGCATTAAAGAATGCAGAGCAGGTAATTATTGAAAAATATGCGGAAGAAGTGAAGAACGCCGTCGATGGTCTTCTGGAACAGGATGAACTCGATCTAGGGCTCGAAGAGGGTGAAGAGGGTGAAGAAGTTGTTGAGGAAGATAAGCCTTATGACGCTTTCCCCTATAAACATCGTACCAACGAGACCACAGATAATGATATTACCATCAATTTGGAACAACTTGAGGAGCAGATTGAAAAAATCTATGGCGAGTTAAATCCCAAAGAAGAAAATTATGTTCTTGTTTCAGAAGATGTTGAGATTGATGAAGAAATTGAAATTGAACTCACCGAAGACGAAGGTGAGGAAATTGAATTGACGGAAGATGATGAACCCTTCTTTGCACAGTCAGAAGAAGAAGAAGGTAGTGAAGCCGAAGAAGAAGCAGCAGAAAAGGGTCGACAAACATCTCTTTATGGAGGAACTCCAACTTCTGAAGAATTAATCCGCAAAGCAGTTGAAGAAGCTCTTCGCGTAGATTATGAAACTGTTCCCACTGGTCATATTGGAGCCTTTACAAATCAAGAGTGGGAATATGCCGAAGAAATGAACGCAGTGAAAACCAAATATGAAGAATTAGAAGAAAAAAGCCAAAAACAAAAGAAATTGATGGAACAAGCGCTCCAAGTTATTAATATTTTGGAAAAGAACACTAAAAAATACGAAACAGCAGTTGAACAACTCAAAACGAAATTGGTTGAAACAAATTTGACCAATGCAAGATTATATTATAAGAATCAAGTCCTAGCTAGTCCCTCTCTGAATGAGCGACAAAAGGAAAACATTGTCGAAGCATTATCTCAGGCTGATTCACCTAAACAGGCTAAAACTATTTTTGAAACACTTCAAAATGCAGTGGGAGGCTCCAAAACGAAAGGAGCGCCAAAATCACTAAGTGAAGCAGTTGAAAAACGAAGCTTGTTAACTGTGTCTCCGGCAAGACGACGAGAACGAGACACAGTTGAAGAGGCTATTTCTTCCAGATGGCAGAGATTAGCCGGAATTAAGTCGTAATTACTTTTAATTTTAAGGAGATTAAAAACATGTCTGTATTAAAGACTTTGACAGAAGGCATTGTTGACAGAGATCTTCGACAAGAGGGTGAAGCCCTGCTTAATAAGTGGGAAAAAACCGGTCTACTCGAAGGCCTAGACAATGATTACACGAGACAAAGTATGTCTCGATTACTTGAAAACCAAGCGAAGCAGCTTTTGAAAGAAGCTTCTTCAATGGCGGCAGGTGACGTAGAAGGATTTTCTGCTGTTGCTTTTCCCATTGTTCGCCGTGTATTCGGCGGATTAATTGCTAACGATATTGTTAGCGTTCAGCCCATGAGCTTACCCTCTGGACTGATTTTCTTCCTAGATTTTACATATAATGTTACTCGATTCGGTAACGTAGCTGATTTCTCCATTTATGGTACGGATAAAGTTGCTAGCCAAATCACCGGTGGTGTTAATATTATTGATGATGGTACTGATGGAGGAACTCGAACTCAAGCGAGTTTTGGTGGACCCTATTTGATGGGGGGCACATATGGCGATTCTAGTGGTTCTTGTAACCTGACATGTTCAGCGGCACAGGGTATTGATTTTAGTACTACTTCTGCTACTTATACTGATGCTAATCTTAAGTTGATCGATTATGATCCAGATCTGTGTTCACGAAGTGGATCAACATTTGGTGTTGCTGTCTATAAAATGCTGAAAACTGCACTTAATTCTGAGCAAGAAGAAATCGATTATGATAACTATGCTGCTTTCTATGTTCAGACAAGCAATAATAGCAATAGGCTTCCCGGTCTTGTTGCAACCACTGGTATTGTGGGTGGTAATCAAGCAGCCGCGAACTACGCCTTAGTTCGTCGCTTGACTGGTGATTATCCCGACGCAGAATCAACTCATATTAGGCTTGTTTTTGCTGGACCTTCTAGCTCTACTGCTGGTATTGACGTTGGTCTTGTAAATGCTAACACCACAGTTACCGGTACTCCCGTCCTTAATTGGCCGAGAAAAGACGACTGGGCAACCGGCGGAGCAATTGGTTCTGTTGTTGGTGCCGATCCATGGGGTCTTGAAGGTGCTGGTTCAACAACCGGAGACTTCAATGGTCAAAACGTGGACATCATCCCCGAAATCGACATCAAAGTTGATTCCGTGGCTGTTACCGCTCAAACCAAGAAACTGAAAGCCAAGTGGTCCCCAGAATTGGGACAAGATCTCAACGCTTATCACAACTTGGATGCTGAAGTGGAACTTACCAGTATTTTGTCTGAGCAAATTGCACTCGAAATCGACAGAGAACTTCTTGCCGATCTCGTTAATGGTGCAACGGCTGCTACTCGTTACTGGGCTCGAAGCCCGGGAATGTTCTTGAACAGAACAACTGGTGCTGAAGTTGGAGCAAACACAAAAGCTCCGGACTTCACGGGTACTGTTTCCGAATGGTATGAGACTTTGGTAGAGAGCATTAATGATGTTTCTGCTGAAATCCACAGAAAGACTCTTCGAGGCGGCGCAAACTTCATTGTTTGTGGTCCCGAAGTGGCTAACATCTTGGAATTCACCGCAGGCTTCCGTGCTAGCGTAACTGCTGATACTGCTAAAGGCACCATCGGCGCACTCAAAACTGGAACTCTTTCAAAGAAATTTGAAATTTATGTAGATCCCTACTTCCTCCGAAACGTTGTTTTGGTCGGTCGTAAAGGTTCTTCATTCCTTGAGTCCGGTTATGTGTATGCACCTTATGTGCCACTGCAAGTTACTCCCACTATCTTTGGTGTTGAAGATTTCGTGCCCCGCAAGGGTGTCATGACTCGATATGCCAAGAAAATGGTTCGACCTGACATGTATGGTCTGGTTGTTATTCGAGGACTTGATGGCGAAAGCGGAGCATAATCCAATACTTTAAATAAGTGTGGATGAGCACTCTTGGAAAACCCCGGATCTTTTTATAAGGTTCGGGGTTTTCTTTTATCTGAAACTAATTACTACAGGACTCTTTCTGCCATAGGAGAAATCATTGAATGGCTATCCCCACATTAACACCAGTAAGTCAAACTAGTAAGAACATTTTGCCCGCTACAGGAAGCACGGCAAATGTTATCTCTACTGCTGTGCCTTTTGGGGTATATTTAGGTTCATCTAATTTCCTCTCCGGCGCCGCTGCGCAAGTTGCATATACTTATAAAAAGTTGGGCGGAGATCTCCTAGAAATAGAGATGACGGAGCAGCAAGTATATACTGCTTTTGAAGAATCAGTTTTAGAATATTCCTATATTGTTAATATTCATCAGGCAAAGAACTCACTTGGAGACGCACTGGGCGGCACCACAAGCTCTTTTGATTATTTGGGAGAATATAAGTCAGGAACGCTTTCATCCAGTCTTAGCGGGGGCAACGCCGCTCTTAAATATACGCGATTTGATTACGGTTATACGCGCAGGTTTGGAGACGCCGCTGCTGCTGAGGCAACTATCGGAGGCACACAGCCTTTTTATTCTGCCTCTTTTAACCTTACAGCTAGCGTTCAGGATTATGATTTAATCTCTGCTGTTTCTGCGAGCATTGCAACAGGTTCGTTACCCTCGACCATTGATTATCAAAATAAACGGCTTCTTATTCGTCGTGTTTATTATATCTCCCCTAGGGCAATGTGGAGATTTTATGGATATTATGGTGGATTGGGGTCAACAGGTAATTTAAGTACTTATGGGCAGTTTGCCGATGATTCAACATTCCAAATTGTACCTGTGTGGCAAAATAAAGCTCAAGCTTCGGCCTATGAAGATGCTATTAGGACGAGAACGTCCAATTTTTCATATGAGATTCGAGACAATAAAATAAGAATATTTCCCATACCTCCCAATTTGTGGGGTCGTTTAAAAATGTGGTTTGAATTTACCGTTGATACGGATCCATGGGAGAAACAATCAGGTCGACCATCGGGAATTGATGGTGTCAACAACCTGAACACTCTTCCCTATGCTAATTTGCCTTATGACAATATTAACTCCATAGGGAAACAGTGGATTCGGAGGTTTGCTCTTGCTCTTTGTAAAGAGATGTTGGGGCAAGTGCGAGGTAAGTTTTCTACTATACCCATTCCCGGCGATTCTGTTACATTGAATCACGCCGAACTTCTATCTCAAGCCAAAGAGGAGCAGGAGAAGCTCCGAGAAGAATTGAAAACAATTCTTGATGAAATGACATATAAAGAGTTGGTTGCCAATGATGCCGAGATGACAGAAAATGCCCAGAAAGTATTCACTAGCGCTCCCAATTATATATTCATGGGTTAGGAGAGGTTAGATGTCTACAAATAATAAATGGTCTCAGCCGGATGCGCCGCCTCCACCAATGTTCCTCAATCAAAAAGAGAGGAATTTGGTCAAGCAGGTAAACGATGAACTTATCGAGCGCGTCATTGGGCAAACTATCCTGTACTATCCTATTGATATGCAATTGACCAATTTTCACTCTCTTTATGGCGAATCTATAGAAAAAAGCTTTCTTCCTCCCGTTCGTGTCATGGCGATGGTGAAATTTGAGGGTCATGCAACGACCAATACTAACTACGGTATTGATAGGTTACAGTCTATTAGTATTTCTTTTCATAAGAGAAGACTTACGCAAGATCAGGACTTGTATGTAAGGGTGGGCGACTTTATATTATATGCTGGTCTATATTATGAAATTGTAACGCTTGAAGAGCCTAAGTGGTTGTTTGGAAGAGGTGATAAGTCATTTGAGATAGATGCTAAGTGTATTAGGGTTAGAGAGGGCACTTTCAATGCACAGTAAAAAAATGAATAATAGTTTAGCCGGCGCAGATGTTATCTTTCTTCAGCCTTCGAATTTAGAAAATATAGATTCTGCGCTTTATGAGTGGGTTAATGAACATTTAAACATTAGCGCCACCACCCATGATGGGTTTAAAAAAGTTCCGGTCATCTGGGCAACAGCCGAGAGATCATATCAGATCAAGAACCAAAAAGAACTTCATGATTCTGATGGTGCGTTGGTGTATCCCCTTGTTACTGTAGGACGCACAGGATTTACAAAGGATAGAACTAAAAAAGGGGCTATTTATGCGCCATTACCCGCTGTCAAGGACTATCGTGGCGGCGTGATTAAGATCACCAAGCAGATTAACCAAGATAAAACGGCTAATTTTATGAATGCTTTAGCTTTTAAGGAAAGATCAGTCAGACAGATCAATTTCCCGTTGCCCAAGAAGCCTCAAAAAACTGTTTATAATACCGTCACCATTCCTA